TACAATATTATGTGCGGTGCATCAATCGACAACATAACAGTGCTATTTTGTTGGGCGTCACCCCATCGCTAAATAACGATATATATATACAATGACTATTTGTGTAGCTGTCCATAATATCTAGGTAATGCAGAACCTAGTAAATTATGCGTTAATCAAACACAAACAACTGTTTTTAGCTTTTCCACCGTACAGCAACGGTAGCCCAAGGTATAAAGCCCCCAGGGCGGGCTTATGAAGCCGACCTAAAGGTCGAACTTCTCACGGTACCAAGCGAGACGATCATCATAACTCATGATCGGGCCAACGTAACCCTGAATACCAGAATCACGTGCAACTTGCTCCAACTGAGCAACACGCTTGGTGTAGACCTCACGGCCAAATTCGAAATACTTCAATGCTACATTCTGAATTGCCTCAGCACTTGATTGTTCCATGGATAAAACCTCGGACTTCAAGTGTGTGTGCAACATCTTTGAAATCGAATCCTCCTCAATAGGAGATCTGTATAAACCTAATTCATCATCCCAAACTGCAAAATGCTTCAAAAATGAAGCGTCACTGAGATTGATGTAAGGTACAGATTCTGCTTCTTTGTCAGCCATAGTGTAATTAATACTTACCTTAGCCAACTGAGCAGAAATAGCAGTATGATTAAAATCATCATATCCTTTTGCTACTGTCATAATGTTGTCGTCGCCATAAGTCATAATTGAAACTTTAGAGTTGAAAGGTGGTACTTTCCACCATCTCTTCTCCTTCGCAATAGCATACCAGCAATAACGCAAGTAAAGAGAATTAACAAAACTGTTAATAACAACTGTCAAAGGATGTCCAGATGGGTTTGATCCCATAAACTGAACTAAAGTCCCAAAATAATCATAAGTCGGATAAGAAATCTCAGTGGCAATACCACGCATAATGGTAAGATCTTCCTCATCATAATTTCCACTCTTTTCCGCTAACTTAATCAAAAGTTTAAAAGCAGCCAACATAAATTGGGGGCTCATGCGTCCATCAAAATTGGCGAAATCGCCAGCGATGGCACGCTCCCAACCATGCTTACCAATATGCTCAAATAACTCTGTCCATTCAGGTGATTGAACAATAGTACCAACAGCACATTCGGTAGCAATTTTGTTGCGCTGCACCAAAGCAGCGAGTGAAAGAAAATACTTACGAACAAGCATTACGAAGGGCATGTTTGCCGCAGCAAATACACGCACCTTATCTTTCGTGAGTTTTGTGGGTTCATCCTTTAATGAAGCCTTGAAAATAGTATTAATGGATTGACCAGCCAAAAGCTTGGCTTCCATCTTCTTAATTTCTTCAAGGATCATAGGATCCACATCACGAGGGCACGAAATTCCCTCAACGAGGCGGTCTGATTTTTCAACAAACTGTGTCTTGGGTCCCTTCAAAGGGAAACCAACCGATGTCGAAAAATTCATTGGATTAATACCCAACACTCCATCTAGTCCAGCAAGGTTAACATCATCACTGATCTTACCTACTTTGGCTAACTCTGACGGAGGAATTGCCTCAAGACTAAGACTATAATCGATAACAGCCTTGTTAAGCAATTCGGAATCAAATTCAGTGGCAGTATCAACTTTACCACTGATATCTAGTTCCTTGTGGCGCATAGCGCCCATCTCCTTAGGTTTACCATGCTTCTTCTCAATATCCATAACGTCCTTAACGGCAACTGAAATGAGAGAAGTGACTACAGCACTCTTTGGAGTGGAACGAGCGGAACCATTGTGTCCTCCAATCACTTCGATTTTGGCATCAAGTTCCAAATCGTTAGTGATACATTTATCATGAGGAGCAGTCAATGGTCCAAAATTAACGCCCATGCTCTC